CTGAAAATGTTTCCTTACCCTTCTTAATCATTTCTTTTTCTTAGCTGTCTTTGCTGATTGTTTAAATGCCATAGCAGTAGGTGCACCTTTAGAACCTACTTTACGCATCTTCTCACCTGAGCCTGCCTTGATTCTTGCACGTTTATTTGCAATATTACTGTACAAGCCTGGTTTACTTGCCACGTTTAGCTGCCTTTTTCATAGGCTTAGCTGTCATAGCTTTACCTGTTTTCTTTGTGTATGATTTAGCTTCTTTCTTACCTTTTTCTGTGTAAGCAAATTTCATTTTTCCGACCATTGGCATAATTATTTCCTTTTCTTTTTAGACATACCACTTGATAATAAGGCTATTGCGACCGCCTGCTTAGGATTTTTTACTTTTTTTGATGACTTACCAATGTTTAAAGTTCCTGCACCAAATTCTTTAAACACTTTCTTCATCTTTGCTTCTTTGCCTGCTTTTGTCTTGGGTGTTGACTTCATTATCTTTCCTTAACTTAATAAATCTATGGTCATGTCTACAATCGTTGCACAAAGAATACTCGGTGAAGTCAAAAGGTTCACCGCATTGTTCGCAAATTGATAGTTTCATATAAAAGAAAAAGCCCAACCACGGAGAGAGTGCAGTCAGGCTTTTGTAAAATTACGTTTCTTTGAGACAGGAGTTATCCAACAAACAGTATTATAGCATGCCTATTAAGATATGTGCAACAAGATTATGCGTTTATTCGTCTTTCTGCTATTGTCAGTAAATTATCATAAGCCATCTCTAATTGCCAGTAAAAGGCTAGTGGTGGTTTAGCACCTAAGTATTTAGCATAGATAGCGTCTTGTTGTCCTTGTTCTAAGCTATGCACAATAGCGTGTATGGTTCTAATATTACTCATATCTTGAGCAGAACACATCTCTTCAAATGCTTCTGAAGTTGACTCGCCTCCTGATGACATGCCTATGCTTTTAGACGGATAACCTAACTTATGATTATCAGACTTCATCCATAAAGCCCAGTCTTCTATAATAGACAATAAGCGTTCCATACTAATCATATTGTGTTAGCGTATAAGCTACGCTTTGACCATAAGTTTCTTGTGTAGTTCTTTGCTGAAGATTGTGTTTAGCATCATCTGCATTATGACTAATAACACCTTTTATCTGGTCTTCTGTAAAGTTTGCTGTGTGTCCAAATATAGCTTGTAGTGGATGTGGTTGTGGAATGTAATAATTCATAAGTCTAGTGTTATTGTCTTTATATGCGTGTAATAACCCTTCTGTTCTCATATCACTAAGTGTATTTTTTACAGTATGATAGTTTGCTTCTAAATGTTCGGCTATTTCTTTTATAGTTCTAGGTTCTTTAATGTAATCTAAAATTTTTTGTTTATATATCACGATACATCCTTAATTTTACAATGCCATTTACGTTTATCATCTTGATGCCATCCATGTACATGAATAGTCCATCCTGCTTCACGAACTGGACCTACGTTTTCATGGTCACCTATCTTCTTTACTCTAGCTGACATATTTGTTGCTGTGGTTGTTTGCACAGCTAATGTTTCTTTTCCTTTTAAGGCTAGTATATCTATAAAACCAAACAGGTCTTGCCTTGTCTTACTCCAATTATTCCAATGCTCTGTAATCCAACATGTATATCCTTCTTCTCGTAGCTTAGCCAAACTCAATTGAGTAGGTGATTTAGTTGCCATCAAATTGACTTTCGTTAGGTTTAGATATTCCGTCTTTAAATCTTTTCTCTACATCACCGGTGGACTTATTAAGTTCGTATTCATAAGCGTGTGGTGATACGTCATCACTATTCTTTTTCTTTTTAAATATCTTATCCCAGTTGTCTTGTGCTTCTTGTTCAGAAATTAACAATGGTCTTCTTCCAGAACCTTTACCCATTACTTTACTCCTAAATGTCCGTTAGTAAATAGCCAACCTATAGTTTTTCTATGTGCTTCTTCCCATGCTGCTATTCTATCATGTTTATCTAACATCTTGTCATTATCTATCATATGGTGGCATTGATGACATAAAAAAGCTATGCGATAATCATGAGATTTAATTCCTGTGCCTTTGCCATCTCTTAGTTGATTAGAGTGTGCAGCAACAACTGTTCCGTCTTGCATAGAACACATCATACATGATGCACCATCTGCTAATTTAAGTAGTTTTGCGTTTCTGTAATTCATTACACACCTTTGTCATCCAGTTAATTAAATCATCAGGAGTATACTCACGTTCATATTGAGTGCATCTTGATGTATTTGGTACTTGACCTGTCATAGATTTTAATGGAACACCATCTCTTTTAGGTATTGCAGGTAAATCTTTATAGTCAATACCACAAATATATAAATGAGTTGGTTTACTTGCAACATGACCAAAATCATATTGATTAATTAATATTGTAAATCCTCCAAATTCATCAGGAAATTCATTTGGCTTAGGAAGACTTGCTTCTTTCCATAATTTACTTCCAGCAGGGTGTTCTAATATACCACCATTAAGTCTTACTTGTGCTAAAGAATAATATGCTAATTGCTTTTCATCTGGTCTTGGATTAGCCATATGAGATAACATACCCCATGCTCTACATGGTGGATGTGCTATAACAGGATAATTTTTACAATATGTTCTAGCATCTCTGTGAATATCATATACATCATATCCATCAAGTTCTTTATAACGACTATCATCTCTTGCAAAAAGTACAGCTATCATTGGTGATTAAATAATTTAATAATGACTTTATTAAACCATCTTCTTATCAAATAACTTCTAATAATAGATATTAATGTAAATATAAGACCAATTTGAATTGATTGATTAATAGTAATATTAAATCCAAATAATGGAAGTATGTATATATTAGCAATAAAGTTAATTAAAAATCCTATAATAACATTTACTACTGATTCAATAAATGAATTTAGTCTATTTTGCATAATAATTCATGTTTAAAATAAGTCGTGATTAGGAATGTTATTAACTTCAATTACAGGTTGATTCATAGTTCGTGTAGGACAATCTTTGTATTCAAAACTAGCTGTCTCTCTGTTCTTAGATGTTGAGCCTTTAAGAATGCCTTTGCTTTCACCAACTTTACCTAGCTTTCTTGTTAGCTTCCAATCTTTTTCTCTGCTTAAACTATTAATAAAACTTAAAGCTCCTGTAGTAAGTAACACTCTAAAATCTTGTTTGTAGTATATCTCAGATACAGCATTTAAAAATTGCTTACCAATTCCTATGCCTTGAAAGTCTGGTAATACTACCATTCTATGTATCTTTTTAAAGTTGCAACACTTAGGGTGTGGAAAGTGAGTAATTGCTGCAAACGCTATAGGAAATCCTTTATAGTCTAAAGCATAACAATGACTGCCTCTTAATATTTCATGTGTTAAATAGTGATAGTTAGCAAATGATTTCCATTCGTCAACTGACGCTGTTCTAAGTTGAAATGTAAGTTTTGGTCTTTGCCAAAGTAACCCCCTGTTAAAACTCTTTGCATTAGTATCAAATATCCAATCAGGCTGTAACCATTCAATTATATCACTATGACATGATACAGCAATAAATTTATAGTTATTCTTTCTAATAAAGTTACTTACAGCTAGTGAAGTGACTTTAGCTACGTCTCTATCAACAACGCTAGTAAACTCATCAAAGATAACTGTATCATTTTTCTCTAATAACAATCGTGCTAAATCTACACGCATTTTTTGACCATTAGATAATAGATGATATGGTTTTAACCAATTTAATGGACTTGAGAAACCTACTTTAGTAAGTGACTCAATAATCTTTTCACTTGACAAACTTACATCAAAGTTATCTACAATTGATTTTGATTCGTCCCATTTATGTTCTTTAAACAAGTAAAAGTCTTTAAACTTTTCTTTAGCTATTGTTGTTTTACCTGTTCCACTTTGACCAACAATCAATCCAATATTCCAATCAAAGTTTGTTTCAAAGTTAACCATAAACTCATCTACAATTTCATCAAAACTAATGTCATACATCTTGCATATAAAATTGTTTCGTTCTGTTTTGTCAAACTTTGTTTTTTTAGTAATTACTGTCATCTTTTCTTGCACTTCAAATAAATCATTCATAGCTCTCTCCTAGTTAATAATCCCAACCCCAACCCATGGTTTGACCAAATATCTCAATTTGATGTTGATATTCTGTCATCTCACTTGTTGTAAGTTTTGTTGTTGACTTAATAAGCTCTACTGGCATGCCAGCTATTTCGGTTTGATAACGTAAAAATTTGTAACCCATAAGTTCATGTATACGGTCTTTTTCAATACCTAAGTGTTGACTTAAACTTGTATACAGTTCCCAAAGACGTTCATTTTGTTCTAAGCTGCGATTAAGTTTTGCATCTGTAACTGTAACTCTCCAACGCTTACTAAAATCTAGTTCTTTTAATTTGTGAATTAAATTCTCTAAATTGTCTTTTGTCAAATTCCACCTTAACATCATCTCTCCATCCTTTCGTTTTAAATACTTGTCCATCTTTAGATACAGCTTTATATTGTATATCATCTCCAAACAGCTTTTTACATTCTTTTATAAACTCGTTTATTGTCATGGGGCTTCTCTATAACATAAAGTTTTTTGACTAAACCAAAAGTTAAATGAACCTTCCCATTGACCATTACGATTCTTTTGCACAAACACTTTTGCATCAGGAATAATCTTAAGCTCATCATCTGAAGTTTTACCTTCTTCAACTAGCTTTTCCTTATAACGATTTCTCCATACACAAATAATATTATCGCAGAGGTTCCGAATATGGCTAGAACCCATGATATTCGTTGCGTCAGGTATCTCAGTTTCGTCTTTCATTTTTCTTGTGTGTGCCACTAAAAAAATTTGAACTTGCAGGTCTCTGGCAGTTACAGCCAGTCTGTCTGCAAAGAGTTTTTGTTTTTCTAAAGACTCCTCGCTAATATCACTCATTTTCATCAAGGAATCAACCACAAATACTTCAACACCTAATATGTGTTTTCCATAAAACATAGTGGCTATCATATCGTCTGAAGTAGTGGTTCCTGTTTGGTCGTAAACGTATAATTTATCTTTTGCTCGTTCACAAAACTTGCGTATGTAATCGTCTGTGGGCTCTGGTGAACCTAAAGTCTGATTTATCATCCGACCAATAGTTAATACAGGCCTCATTTCTAAAGAAGCAATTAAACATTTTGTATTTTGTCGCATCAAAGATAATATAACTTGTGAAAGCCACATGGATTTGCCATGTCCTGATACACCTGTAAGTATGGTTAATTCAGAATTTCTGACACGAAATCTGTCTTCTGTTTTTACCCAACCTAAAGATTTTCCTGAGTTAATCTCTTCGTTAAAGTATTTTATAACGTCATCTGTAAACAAGTCTGTTGACTTTACTTTGAACTCAGCTTGACCATAACCATCATTGTAAAATTCTTGAACTGCTGATTGAGTTACTGTGAGTTTATCAATGACTTCGCCAATGTTCATATTCCACCTTCCCAAACTTTACGAACTTGCTGCACTTCACCATCATTCCAACGTTCTTGATTAAGAAGTGTTAATGGAGCAGGTGAGAATCCTTCCTTCCATGATTTACTATCTTTCATTTTCTTAACATAACTTATAACTTCATCTGCTATTGCATCAAGATTTTTATTTGCCCATCTCTCTAAACAAGTTTTCTTATTTACTTTACGAGTTGTAGGATATAAATCCCAAAACTCAGAAAATCTATTGGTCGTTTTAACGACATATATATTCTCTTCTCTTCTCTTTATCTTCTCTATGCTAGCAGGTTGATAATCTTTTTCTAGCCAACCTCTAGTAAATAATTCATTTACTATTTTGTCAACAAAATCAATAGAGTAGTGAAGTCTAAAAGCTATTTCAAAAACATCAGGTAAAATACCATCACTTTCTGAGCCTAAACACCATAACTCTACTAAAACAGCTTTTTGTTCAAAAGATAGCTTATGAATTTCAATATCATTTATATAATCTGTACCATAAAATTTGAACCAAGTCATCTTTTTTTGATAACGTGGGTTTTTAGCTTTATAAAGATTAAACTTTTCCCAATTCTTAATTTTATACATAACTCTCCTTAAAATAGACATTCTTCATATTGTGTCAAATCTAACACAGTTTTTGCTCTAGGAACGACTTTTAGCTTACAATCAGGTCTATTCTCAAGAAACCATAGAGCAGAAGCCTTGTTACTAAAGGCTCTTAGTGGTTTTCCATCAAATTCGTCTAAAATGATAAAGCGTAAGTATTCCATAGAAAAGAACACTATCATAGAAAAAAGTGCTTGTAAACTACTTTTTTGCTAGTTTTTTGCTATTTTTTGACTATTTTTTGACTAAAAAGTGTTGACAGACGTTTTTTAATCAGTAAAATGATTGTTGTAGTATTTAACTTTAGGAGAGAAAAGATGAGTATAAAGACAATGATAGTAATAGCAATAGCATTTTGGGCTTATGTATGGCTATGTTTACAAATCATGGGTAAGTTAGCAGGTGCAATATGAGTAAATATATTATTTGCTTTATGATAATTTTTATAGCATACTTCACATGGAGAATTATATGTTAGAACATATAGCAGATATTCTTAAACGATTGAATGACGAACTTAAATTAGATAACGATAAATGGGAGAGAGAAAATGTCACAACAACAACATTACGA